GAGGTTTCCAATGATGAAATTCTGCAAGGACTGCAAGTGGATGCGCCTCAATTCGGGGTTGAGCATCCGGTACGCGCAATGCGTCCAGCCCGACATCGGAAAGTATGACCCGGTGTCTGGAGAGTTGGCGACATGGTGCGAGACGGAGCGCAAGGACTTCGGATCCCTCAACAAGTGCGGACCGGACGGCAACCTCTGGGAACCGTTCCAGCCGGGCGTGTTTGAGCATAACGGGATAGAGTTCAAAGCGGTGGTGCTGACATGACCCGCATCTTCACCAACACCCCCGCCCATCGCGACCAGGTCCCCCTGCTCGTCGGCGTGATGGGGCCAAGCGGTGGCGGCAAGACCTTCTCCGCGCTGCGCCTCGCGACCGGCATCCAGCAAGTCAGCGGTGGCGAGATCTTCGTGATCGACACGGAGTCCCGCCGCTCGCTGCACTACGCTGACCAGTTCAAGTTCCAGCACGTGCCCTTCGGCGCCCCCTTCGGCAGCATCGACTACCTGGAGGCCCTGCGCTACTGCGTGAAGCAGGGTGCCGGTGTCATCGTGGTCGACAGCATGAGCCACGAACACGAAGGCGAAGGCGGCTACCTCGACAGCCACGGCAAGGAAGTCGAGCGCATGGCCGGCAACGATTGGGCCAAGCAGGAGCGGGTCAAGATGGCGGCATGGATCAAGCCCGCCGGCAACCGACGCCGCCTGATCACCGGCATGCTGCAACTCAATGCCAACTTCATCTTCTGCTTCCGCGCGAAGGAGAAGACGAAGCCGGTGAAGGGGGGCGGCATCCAGGAACTCGGGTGGATGCCGATCGCTGGCGACGAGATGCTGTTCGAGATGACGCTGAACTGCCTGCTGCCACCGCAAGCCAAGGGTGTGCCGCAGTGGAAGAGCGATCAGGTGGGTGAGAAGCTGATGATGAAACTCCCCCGTCAGTTCGAGACGCTGTTCGCCGACGGCCGCGCCCTCGACGAGACGCATGGCACGGCCCTCGCCGAGTGGGCGAAGGGATCGAAGACAGGCCGCGGCCACCCCGGGTTGGAACCCAAGGACGAAGCCCCGGCCCCTGCCCCCAAGAAGACCAGGACCGCCACCGAGTGGAAGGTCCAGGCCGAGGGCGAGGTCATGGCGTGCAAGTCACTGAAGGATGTCATCGATTGGCAGAACGCCAACGCCACGAAGATTGACCGGCTCGTCCGGTACAATGCAGACCTCGCATCCCAGCTGCAGGATCTGGTCAACGAGAAGCTGGATTCGTTCAACACCCTGGCCGCCGGCTAGGCAACCCTCGGAGAAACTAAGATGAGCCTATCAAACGGACACGCCGCCACCCGCACAAGAGCCGTGGCAAGTTATGTGCAGATCATCGCGATCAACGACCTCCTCAAGACCCACCTGGTTCGCGAGAGTGACGGGATCTGCAAGTACAAGGAGGGGTGGAGCGACGAGCGCATTGCTGAAGTGGTCGGACAGGTCACTCCAGAGAACGTGCAGAAACTTCGGCAGCGGGTGTACGGTTCGTCGTTGCGCAAGGCCCCAGTAACGCCGGCCAAGCAGGCCACTGCCGACACCGCTCTGAAGGAGATCGCGCGGCGGCTGAAGAGTATCGAGGAAGCCCTCGGGATTTCTCTGAAGTAAGCCAGGCGCCATCACCGGCTGCGGTTCGCTGCAGTCGGTGATGGTCGCGCGCAACGGAGCGGTGAAGCCATGACACTTGATGACCTTGGCCGGATTTATGACGATGCTTACGAGAACCGGGCGCGTCTGGAGTTTCCAACCCCTGAGATGAAGCGGGCCATGCACCGCGCAGGCATCCGCGCCGTTGTTGAGGCGCTGCGGGATGAGATGAGCGGCAACTGGATTGACTGCTCACATTGCGACACGAATGCGAAACTGTTCAACGAAATCCTCGCCAGCGATGGCGTGAAACCGGAGGGCAGCGAATGAGCAGTGACATCGTGAAGGGTATGGCGGACGAATACACGCGCGCGCTGTGGGTGGAGGGGAACTTACCGGGTGACGCAATGCGCGCCGCGCTGCTGTGGCTTGCCGACAATGTCAGCAAGGAAATGGGTGTGGCGTACCTCAACGAAAGCAACAGGACCGGGCTGATCCGCAACGGCATCGCAGCCGCCATTCGCGCTGCGGCAGGGGGTGGGGAGTGAGCGACCGACCATTGATGTTAGACGGATTCGACGCGGCCGTCATCGGGATCACGTCCCGTTGCGGGCAGATGGATCTGGTCGTCTACGACAGGGGGAAAGTTATATCTCTGCTAGAAAAGACAGGGATGTCGCACGAAATGGCCGTCGAGTACTACGAATTCAACATCGAAGGCGCATGGGCCGGACCTGGAACACCGTTATTTCTCGACAAGATGCCGGCGAAGAAGGTCAGAGAATTTATGGAAGACGAATACGCGGGAACGGAGTGACTTGACAGACTCCAGAAGTGGGAATAAATTTCCCACTGTCTCTGGAGGACCCCATCATGCAACTGCCCCGCTACGTCGTCGCGCGCAAACGCCCGCAAGGGACTGTCTACTACTGGCAAGTGCCAGACCGCCTGAAGGTCAAGACCGAAACGCAGACGTGGCCCGTCGGCGTCACCCGCCTGCCCGATGACCCCATCGACATGCTCGCCCGCGCGTCCGAACTCAACGCCGAACTCGACTACCTGCGCAACGGCATCACCACCGTCGCCCAGCGTGGCTCCATGCCGTGGCTGATCAAGCAGTACGAGCAGTCCGAGTACTTCGCCCAACTGCGCGACAAGACCAAGCGCGTGTACACGCAGCTGTCGCGCTACGTGATCAAGTGGTCGCGCGAGAAGAACAACCCGCAGGTCGCCGGCCTCACGCCGCAGAAGATCCTTGAGTTCCTCGCCCGCTTCGAATCCCGCAAGTCGCTGCGGGACCACGTCGCCACGTACTTGGCCATCGTGCTGGAGTACGGGCGCCGCACCGGTGTGGTTGCCGACAACCCGGCCCGCCGCCTCGGCCTGAAGCGTGCCCGCCGGCTGAAGCCGATCCGCGTGGTCAACATCGAGCAGCTGCTGACGATCGTCGCCAAGGCCCGCGAGATGAACCTCCCCCACGTCGCGCTTGGCACGCTCCTGCACTTCGACCTTGGCCAGCGGCAGGGGGACATCCTCGCCCTGCAGAAGCCACGGGACTACCGCGACGGCGTGTTCCACTTCCAGCAAAGCAAGACCGACCAGGAGGTGACCATCCGCCCCTTCCTGAAGGAGACGCGCGCGGCGCTCGACGCCCTGCCGGCCGACCGGTTCATGCTGGTCGCCGACGCCAATGGGCAGGCTGTGGACCCGAAGGTCTACGTCCCGCAGTTCCGCAAGGTGGCCAAGGCCTGTGGCTTCCACGACCTCTGGGAAATGGAACTGCGCCACTCCTGCGTGATCTACATGGAGCAGGCAGGCCTGACGCCCGGCGAGATTGCGACCCGCACGGGTCACAAACTGTCGAGCGTGATCATGATTCTGGAGAATTACCGCTATCGCGACCCGGTCGTAGCGAGCCAGGGCGCGATCAAGCTGGAGGCCTACCGGAACAAGTCTGCAACTAAGGTTTGACACGCTGTCAGCAAATGGTCTGACACCCACCCTAAGCCATTGAATTGACTACATGATTCCAAAGGCCTGTCAGACTGAACTCTGATAATTTGTCAGCGTTAACCCATTGAAAAATAAGGCACACGTCCAACCGTGTGCCTCTTATTCACTAACTCGGAATCATGTTCACAGACAAGCGGTCTGTCAGGGAATCGACTGTATCTCGGCCGAGTTCGCGGTGATGCGCGCGACGATCTCGGCGATCTCTTCCGGGGTTACCTCCCGGTCGCCGATCGCCTCGCTCAGTGTGTCGTAGGCACTGTCGATGAAACGAATCAGGTCACTTGCCGTCTGTACATAGGTCGGCAAGTTGACCAGAAGTTCGCGCAGGATGGTCGCCATCAGGGCTGCAGTCATGTCACGCTCTCCCCTTATTCAAGTTTTCCTGCGCTTCCTTAAGCACGGTCTTCACGTTCTCGATGGCGGTCAGGGCGCCGACGATCTGGCCGGCGTCAATCGCCTCACCCTGCAGCACGGGTGCTGCCTGGTTGATGGCGATCACCGCGATCTTGTCCGCCGCCTTGACCTTCGCCCATATCACAGCGTCCCTGCAGAAGCGCAGGACGCCCGAAACGGGGTCGCAGGCGGGTAGGTGCCCATAAATCAGCATCGCCTGCTGTGTGGCCTCGTAGGCGGCCAGAGCCACCTTCGCCTTGCGCCGCACATCGTTGTCGGCCAGCGTCGTGCAGGCGGTGAGGGTCACCACCATGCACAGGCTGATGAGGACGCGGGTCATTTGGACAGCCGCTTCAGGCCATTGGCCGCGCCGGCACCGAGCAAGGCAAGCACCAGGGCGTTGACAGCGTTCGGCACCACGATCGTGAAGTCCACGCCGATCAGCGGGGCCATATCGTTCCAGGCGGCAATCACTGCCAGCGCGAACGCGGCCACCGCCGCCAGTTTCGTCTTGAGGCCCGGCCAAAAGTCCAGAAGCCCAACGAGATAACTCAATCCACCACCGATGTTCATGTCACTCTCCTCTAATCACAGTCACGTTCAGGCAACTGTTTCACGATAGCCTTCAGGTTTCTGATCTCACATCGCAACGCTTTCACATCGCGTTCAAGCAGCGCCAGCTTCAGCGGTTCACCTGACAGCTGCCGGACAGTGTGCTCGACTTCGCCCACGCGGTACTGGCTGACCGCCATCGAACCAATGGCCGCAATCGCTGCGATGGCAATTGTGATCCACTCCTTAGCGCCGAGCATCTTCTGGCCCCTTCTTTGATCTCAAGACCTTGGCGATTTCCATCACGTCCCGCTTGGCTTCCTCGACCTGAAGCTGGATGACCTTGACACGCCTCACATCCTCGACATGATCAGGCGCCTCCAGGTGCGGCACAGGAGGCGGGGGTGGCAATGGAACCGTCTGCGGTTCGGTTACGGTCTCTTCCACGGCAGGAGGCACCGGAGGCATCTCTGGCTTCGGCCGCGGGAGGGGTATGATGATCGCCGCAATCGCGATGGCGATTACGACGGCTGTGGCTGATGCCGTTTCGATCACGCTCATCGTCATACGTTCGCCGCTTGAAAATGCTGGCAGTCCGCTCGCTTCCACTTGCCGCCCCATGTCCATCCTTCTGCCTCAAATATCTTCACAACGGCCATCGGCATCATGCCATTCTTCTCGTTGTACGCCTTGCCAAGCGGGTTGCGCACCGGGTCCAGGTCGATCGCGCACCCATACGAGTGCATCGACAGGGACGTGCCGCCACGCACGGTCCGGAAATTGTAGCAACCGCCGAACAGGTGCATCCCGTTCGCCTCGATAGCCTGCTCGCTGCCGAAGTGCCCGGCGATATTCGTCAGCACACGGAGCAGCGAGTCCTCACACTTGCGGTGGACCCGAATCTTGCGCAACCGCACGCTCGCATCCCACGCCAGCACCATCCGGTACGGCGGGGTCAACAGGACAAGGCTCTGGTCTTCCCATGTCCGATTCGGGAAGCCGTCGCGGTCAGGATCCGGGTCGCCGTAAAACGACCTCACCTGTGATTGATGGGGCCACTGCATGGGGTAGATTATCTCCTTGCTTTGCCGCCCTTGGATTACTGCACAGGTTCGGGTTTCGGCGGCAGCGGCAGTGGCGCCTGGCCGCGACGCATGCGATCGGCGTTGATTGCCTGGATGCGGCGCGTCTCCTCGATCCACTTGCGGTTTTCTTCCTGCCACCGCTGGTGCTGCGCCCGCGACCGGTTGGTCACGGGGTCACCACCGGTGTAGGGGTTGCCGTCAAATTCCTCGGCAGACTTGGACTCCTCGGCATCCCACTCCTGCTGCATGGACATCGGCCCGTCGGCGTGCATCCACGAATCCAGCCAATCGTACATGTCGTACTCCGGAATCTCGCCCGGATTGGAGAAGTCGTCGCGCCGCTTCGGCCGCTTCCAGATGTCGGGGAACATGCCGGGGCGGGACTGATCCGAGTTGCCGGCGGTGTCGGAGCGCGCCTGTGAATTGGCCTTGCGGAACACGTCCTTCGCCTTTAGCAGCACCTTGTACGACTGCCTCTGCAGCCTGTCCTGCATGACCTTCAGCTGCTTCTGCAGTTCCTTGAAGCGTTTCTGCGAACCCGGGGCGAACCGTAGCGGGGGGCGACCGAGGTCGATCATCTCCTTGCGCGTCGCCTTGATGTCCGCGCGCAGCTTGATGATCTCCTGGTACTCAGGCGACTCTGCAATCTCGCGGATGCCAGGGTGTGCGTACTTGCCACGCTGCGTCTGATAATAATCGTACTCTTCGGGTGTCAGTTCGCGGCCGGCAATCGAGCGGTCAAGGAAGCCAGGTGCCCAGTTGTAGATCTTGTGCAGGTCCAGCATCATCTTCGTCGCCGGGTCCGTCGCGCGCTTACCCCAATAGATTGGGTTGGTGTAGTCGAGGAGGTCGTTCTCGCCGTAGGAATCGTAGCCGATGACCATGTCCCCCCACAGGTTGCGCACCGGGGGCAACTTCTCACGCTCGCCAGGGAGACGGTTCATGATCTGCTCGATAAGACCATCTGCGCGCCGGATGACAGGGTCGCGCGTGCGTGCCCATGAGGCAATCACGTTCGGCACCGCCATCGTGCCACCCAGCTTATCTGCCCACTTCGACCACGCATCCGGCTGATTGCCGGCGGTGCCGCCCTGTGCTGCCGTCAGGAAGTCGAGGAGGCCGCGGAAGCCAGAGCGGTCGGCGACCATCGAGAACATCGACGACAGGAAGATGTCCCACGCCTGCTGCGCCTTCTTCGTGTCACCGCGCTGCATCGACATCTTGTAGGCATTCGCCGCCGCCGAGCCGAGCGAGATGATAGCGCCCATCGGGTCCACACGGTTCAGCTGAATGTAGTCGTCCGTGCCAGGGATGCGTATCGAGAGTGGCGGGGCGGTGTTGACGCCGGCAATGACCTTGCCCTTCTCGTCCTTCGGGTAGGGCGGCATGACGTTGTCGTCGCCGAGCGCCCACATGAACACGGCTGTCGACGCTCCGGTCACCAGCATGACGTGCGCGATGGCAAGATCCTGCGCCGCACGACCGCGCCGGCCAAGCAGGGCCTCGCGCGTACTGCGGAACACGAACATGCCCATCGGCGTGCCCGACATCACCCACTCGAGCGAGTTCAGCAGCGTCTTCGTGAACGGCACCAGGATGCGCAGTAACGGGGTCTTGGTAACCATCTCGGGGATGCCACCCCATATCGGATCCGGCGTTTGCTGGAACGTCACGCGCAGCGCCTCGTTGCGCGCCATGCCCTCGACGTAGCCCTGCGGGTTCTTGGCGAGTTCATTGTAGCGCGCGCGGCGCCCGCGCAGTCCTTTCCATGTCTGCGATGTGTAGTGGTACTCGGCCATCGCAAGACGATAGGCGTGCCCGCGAATGGACGAGCGGTACATCAGCACCTTGAAGAAGTCGTCGATCGCGCCAAGGATCTTGCCGGGGATGCGGACGATTGGTCCTGCCAGCCACCACGGAAGGTGTTCGCCATAGCCCGCCGCCCAGTTTGTCTCGCCGAGGAATTTCTCACCCAAGAACAGCGTGCGGAAGAACTGCACCGTCGCCGGCACGATGCCCTCGAGCAGGCCACGGATGCGCGCGCCGACCTCGCCCAGGCGCACACGGTGGGCGTGGGTGTTGTAGTCGTTGCCCGGCATCCACCGCTCATTCTCTATCGTAACGTCGAGTTTCTTGTTGGCATCGATCGACCCGAACCCGCGGATATACGCGCGATGCATTTTCCTGAACGGCACCGCCAGATGCCGGCCGATCAGCATGTAGAACCCGTAGCGCCCAAGACCGACGAACGCTGCCCCCGCAGGCTTGATGATGGATTCGATGAACAGCATCGACGCGCCGGAATAGATGTTCACCATCGCCGTCTGCGGGCCAGACAGCAGGTTGTTGATGTAGTACTCCATGAGCATGCCCATGAAGCCGCTCTTCTTGTACCCCTCCATCATTTTCATGGCGGCGGTGCCATCGCCCGACATGATCATCTTGTATTCGAGGTCGGAAAGGGGCCGCGTCGCGCTGCCGTACTTGCCCTTGATCTCGCGGAACATGCGCAGCGAGCGGCCGGATTCAGCCGCCGCACCGCGCAGGCGTTCCCAGATCATCATGAAGCGATAGAGTTCAGCCTGGTAAGCCATGTAGGCATTGTTCGAACCCGTCTTGCGCCACAGCGCGTAGGCGTGCTGCGTGCGCGCCCACTGCCGGTCCATGATCATGATGACGGCTTCAAGTTCGAAGTCACTGAACGCCTTGCCGTAGGGCGAGTTCAGGAACTCCTCCGATGTCATGCCCAGGCTCTCAGCCGCTTTCTTGCGCAGCTTCGCCGTCTGGATGCCACGGCGTGACGGCGGGTCGTAGTGGTTCTTGCTCGCCACGAAGTTGATCATGGGCAGCACGTCTTCAGGCCGCGACACCAATTGCAACGCACGGTCCACCTGGTCCTGAATCTTGCCCAGTTTCGGGTCTTTGAGCGAATGCTCCATCAGCGCCTTGTAACGCTGCTCGAACCCCTTGGCCGGTTTGACCGGGTCTGCCTTTGGCGGCGCGTCCCACCCATCCGGCCCATCTTTCTTTGCATCTTCCGGCGAGGTATCGCGCTTCGGCTGGAACTTGTCGAGGCCGTGCCGCTGAAGATCAACCTCGTCAGGCGCGCGCGGTTTACGCAAGCCCAAGATCTCCAGGATGCGGCCCAGCGTGCCCGGCTTCACTTCCGGATTGTGCGCCATCTCCCACGCAGAGCGCGCGAACGAGATCCGCATGTCGGCCGCGCTCTGGTTCTCCCACAGGGACAGGGACGCCATGCCACGATAGTTCTCGCGGATCGCCTCGAGTTCTTCCATCCGCTCCTGCCAGATTCGTTGCGTCTGCGGGTTGTCCTCCGTGATCCCGTCACGCTTCATGCGCGCCATTTCATTGTTGACAACCCTGTCACCGGTTTCCAGCAACTCACGTGCACGCCGGTTGCCGCGCGCGACCTTGCGCACGCCAGCCCGGTAAGCATCGCCAAGGTCCCGCTCCGTCGCCATCTGCATGGCGCGGCGCCCTTCAACCTTGTTCTTCGCCTCGATGATCCGAACCAATTCGTAGCGCGCGCTCGCCGCCCGCATCTCGGACATCTCGAGCGCGAACTCGGTGGCATCCTCGGCATTCACGCGACGCTCGAACGTCATGCGGAACGTCTCGTTCTCGATCATGTCCGCCTGCTGATTCATGCGGCGGCGCACGACTTCATCCGGCTCGTCTTCAGCCTGCCGGCGCAGTTCGTCCGCGCGCGCCTTGGCGTCGATCGACTGCTGTTCATTCTGTTCATTAATTTTCTGCAGCGCAGTTGCCGACTGCAGGTTCGTGGTCACCACGTCGCGCTCGTACATGTGCAGCGACCGCATGTACGGCGCCTCGCGCCACGTCACGCCAAAGAACGGATGCTGCGCGCGGCGGTAGCGGCGATCAGCGTGATCGTGTGCCTGGCGGAACGGAAGTTCTTCCTCGAACTGTTTCTTCGACTGCCCCTCGAGACGCTGCTCATGGCGGGAGTTCGCTTCGGCCACGCGGTCCTGCACCGATGTCTCGGTGTCACCCTCCCGCGGCTTGCGGGCTGCAGCAAGTTCGTCCTGCCACATCTGCATCTCTTGCGTCTGCTCGACGTTGTGCTTCGTGCGGATCTGCTTGAGCGCCCAGCCAGATGTTTCGAAGTCCCGCTTGGCCATCGGCTCGTTGCCGCCGATGAACAGGTCGCGCACGTGGCCACCGATGTCGCGGATGTCTGGCATCACGCCGTGTTCGCGCAGGTAGCGCACGTTGACAGGGCCGCTCTTGGGCAAGACGCCAAGGACGCCAAACGTGATGCCGCTCGCCATCGCGTCGACTTCATCGGCACCTTCTGACTTCGCAAGACCGTAGCCGGCGCCTGCGATAGGAGCGATGCGCAACGGGCGAGACAGCACGTTCGACCACTCGAGCAACTTGCCGAGGGCCGCGCCCTTCACCGCCGCGAACAACACTTCATCCGGCGAGCCGCCGGCACCGGCCTTCACCATGCCATCCACGAACGCAAAGCCTGCAACAGGCCCGAGCGCGAAGCCGGCCAACCCGTACTGGGCCAGCATCGTCGGCAATGCCGGCACGACCCGAACGAGCGCGTCGCCAAGGTCGCGCGGCCCGTACTCCTGCTCGTAGGCCGCGGACTTCCTCTGGATGTCTGCGCCGTAGGACTTCTGGATGTCGTCGAGGAATTTGATTGTCCCGGCCCACGTGGCCTCGCGCTCTTCTTCCGAGCGGCCGTGGAAATCAAGGTCGATGCCGATCGCGCGCAAGCCTTCGTCGGCCTTCTTCATCACAAAGGCGCCGCCTTTCAGGAAGTCTCCGAAAGCGTACTGCGCCGTGTCAAAGCCGATTTCGAAGTCCTTCTGCGTGCGCTTCGACGTGAAGAAGTCGTACAAGAAGTCGGGCACGATCTGGTCTACGGCCCAATCAACGTACCCGCCGTCTTTCCCCATGTCCGGACGCTCGACACGGCGGCTGGTGTCCTGCTTGAAGCCGGTCCGCTTCTCCTCCTCATAGCCCGCGTAGGTCTTGATGTTGTCCCACAGCCAATCGGCCGTCTCACCCGCTTCCTGCGCAACAGGCTCAACGCGATCCTGTGCCCAGTTCCACCACGCCTCCCACGAATCATCGTTCGCCGGCGCAGGCGTCCCCATCGGCTTCTGGGCAATGCCAAGGTCTTCAGGCGACGGCTGTGTGCCCGCCGGCAACTCAGGCGCGTCCTCGAACCCGAGCTCCTCGGGCGTCGGCTGGCGCGTGATCTTCGGCGCAGGCGCCGGCTGGCTCTCTGCCTTTCGCTTTTTGTCAGCCGCACTTGGTCGCCCAAAATCCTCGGGCGGGATCAACCCGAGTTCTTCAGGCGTCGGTTGCCGCTTCTTCTTCTCAGGCGGCTTTTCCAGGAACGGGGAGGGACGTAGTGGCATCAGTCAAGATCGTACAGGTCGTTGAGCAGCTGTTCGATCTCTTCCTCACTCAGGCCCGCTTCGGCTGCAGCGCGGCGCACCGAACGCTCCCACTGCGCGACCTCGGTCGGGTTCTCGTCCGCGCCCGTCACCGGACGCTTGCGGTCCCACTCGTCGAACAGGTCGTTGTAGACATTGGCCCCGTCTTCAGGAATGGGGCGACCCTCTTCCGAACGCCAGTTATCGTACTTCCACTTCTGGTTCTCTTCCTGCTTGCCGAGCGGCACGATGCCGGGATCCTCACCCTGATACGGACCGCCCTGCCCCCAGGCATCGCCGTCGCGCTCCGGAATGTATTCCATCGTGTCGGCGTAACCAGGAGGCATCGGATCGCCAAGGCTGTCCATGACCGGCGCGTCGTAGGACATCCTGCGCACCGGGTCGAGGGCTGGCTTGTTCGGACGATACGGCATCGTCTTCGCGCCGGCGCCCTGCCCAGGCTTCAGCGGCATCGTCTTGGCGCCACCGCCTTCTCGAGGCGTGTACGGCATTGGCTTGGCGCCCGAATCGACCGGTCGCTTGTTGACCGCGAAGCCGAGGCCCTTGTTCATCTTCTTCATGCTCATCTCCTGCTCATTGTCTGGCGCAGACAACCGCCTGCGCTCGCGCAACATGTCGCCTGGCTGCCGGTCAATCGGCGGGCGCGGCTTCGGCCGAGGTGTCGGCACCGGCGGACGCGGGGGTGGTTTGCTGGGTCGCTTGTCGGCCATTACTTCGCCCTCCGGTAAGTGCCGCTCTTGTAGTCATAGACCAGCACGTCGCCTTTCTTGACCTTGCCGAAGCCTTTGATTTCCATGTCCTTCGGCATTACGACGCGACGCTCGCGCGAACCCTCCGACTGCGTATCGGGCGCGGGTGCAGGCTGCGCCGGTTTCTTCGGGCGGCTCCCGGGCACATCAACCTTCGTCACCGGTGCCGGTTCAGGCCGCGGCTTGGGCGTGCGCGGGTTCCAGCCGGGCGGGTAGTATGGGCTGCTAGGCTTCGATGGAGCCTTGCCCGATGGCTGCGGGGCAGGCGTCGTCGGCCGCTTCGGGGCAGGGGCTGGCGCGGGGCGTGGGGCCGATGGACCCCGCGCCGGCGGGGGGGCCGGTGGGGAGGCGGGTCGCGCACTGGACCGCGGGGGAGCGGGCGCGCGCGATGGCGGCGCAAAGTCTCCACCATCGTCCATCGGTTCTTCGTCAGGCATCACCGCTGCCGGCCGCTGCGGGCGCGACGGGGGCCTGTATCCTGCTTCGCCGTCCATTGTCGGCGAGCCACCCTCCGGAGCCTCGTCTGCATAGCGCAGGCCAAGGATCTTGCCGAGCGACGGCTGGCGACGCAGCGTTGCAATCTCGGCCGGTGTCAGGCGCGCCTTCTCGGGCAACTCGTTGTTCACGCGCGCGAACTCTTCCGGCGTCATGTTCGCGAACATCATCGGATCCATGCCCATCGAGATAAGCGCAGCCTTCACGCGCTCCAGCTTGTAGGGCATGACCTTCATGTTGCGCTCATCATCGAAGTCGGTGAGCGTCTTCATGAACGTCTCGTCCTTGATGACTTCCGCCGCAGCTGTCGCGGGATCGCCACCGGCCGCGCGCACGCGGGCCATGAACATCTCCTTGGCCTCGTCCGACATCATCGCGATCTGTGGCGCCATCTGGTCCACGCGGTCGGGGTCGGACATCAGGCCGTCGACAAACGCCTCGTAGTCAAAGTTCGGGTCAACCTTGCGGATGATCTCGGCAAAGGTCTTCATGATCGCCGGGCGGTTCTCGGGGTCGGCCTTGCGGATCGCCTCCCACCCGCGCGCGGCCGTGTTCATGATGAACTGCTGGACCTGCATCTCCTGGTCCTGGTCCTTGGCAAACGGGTTGTCGGGCTGCGCCGTGCCGCGATAGCCAGCGTCAGCCGACAGGATCACATGGCCCAAGGCACCGATTACTTCATGCCATGCAGGACCGTCATCCTCTGCCTCTGCCTCGGCCTGCGGTGGCTGTGCCGACTGCGGGATCGTTGCAGGGATCTGCGGCATGGGCAGTGGTGCCGGGGTTGGCGGGGTTGGCGGGGCAACCCCAGGCATCTGCGCCTGCGGCTGCTGTGGCGCTGGCATTGCCGGTCCCATCTCCGGACCAAGCATTGGCTGTGCCGCTGTCGCCACCGGCGACGTGGAGCCGTGCATGCGCGCGAGCATTTCTGCGCGCTTGCGTTCCGGATTTGCAAACCCAAGACCAGCCATTATGTTGGCATCCATTTCCGTTCGGCGGGAACGCCGGGCCTGCGCCGCTCTGTGTAATACGTGCCCACGTTGCGCCCACCATACGCGTATGGGCTACCCCGCTCATTCACTGTCTGCGGGCGCACAAGGTACGGCTGATTTCTTTCAGGGTACGCGCGCGGCTTTTTCCTGGCCTTCGCAAAGCCAAGCCCCATTGGCTCTATCTCCATGCTCCTGCTCCTGCTCTTGCTCTGCGCGGTTTCTTCGCTTGGCCAAGTCCGAGGCCCATCATCCGCTTGTCGAGCGCCTTGACGCTCGCCATCAGCGAACCAACGGCGTCGACCGTGTTGATGAACGGTTCAGGCTTCTTGCCCATCATGATCGTGTTGAAGTCCTCGGCCATCGGTCCAACGTGCGTCGGGCCACCAAGGCCTGTCTCTGGCTTGTACTGCCACGACGAGATTGGCAGCTGGCGCAGCCGGTTCAGCGCGTCTTCCTCGTCGCGCGGCGGCTGCACCGTCGGCATGGCCCCGCCACCAAAGCCCGGGTTGATCTGCGGGATGTCGGGTTCCGGCGGCTTGCCACCCGTCTGCGGTCCTGCCCACCCTGGATTGATCTGCGGGATGTCGGGCTGCGGCGGCTTGCCACCCGTCTGAGGCCCTGCCCAGCGTGGGTGGATCTGCGGCATGTCAGGCTGCGGCGGCTTGCCAACCGTCTGCGTCAGGATCGGCACCTGATTGGCAGGGCCGATGGGGGACTCGCCACTAAGGTCGTTGAAGTTCTGTTTCAGCGCGCCCGGCGACAGCATGTGCCCCGGCGGCGCTTCCATTGGCTTGATGTTGGTCTTCGCCTTGCGCGAGGAGAACAGCGGCGCGACGGCACCGACGCCCTGCAGCAGCCCACCGATGCCGCCAAAGATGCTGCCACCGCTCGTCTTCTGCGTCGTCGTCGTGTTCTGCGGGAAGTTCACCGGGTTCGGGCGAGACACGTTGACGAGGTTGAGGCCACGGTCGCCTGCGGTCATCGGCGCCGAGAACAGCTGGCCCATCAAAGCCGTGCGGTTCTGCACTGCCTGCGTCTTCAGTCCGGACAGGAACTGGTTCATGTCCTGGTTGAAGCCCGCCTGCCACTGGTTCGCCTGGTTCGTGACCTGCCCTGCCGCCAGCGGGAAGTTCAGTTCGGCCTGCGACTGCGCTCCGCGGACCTGTTGGGACAGTTGGCCTTGCTGACGCACAGCCTCTTCCAGGACGCGCTGCGCGGCTTCCTGCATCGGCCCGTCGTCCGGTCGCATGCCGCGCGCCGGCGCCATCTGGTTGCGGATCTGGTCCAGACCGGTTCCAAGGAAACGGTTGATGTCCGTCTCACCACCGGCCAGCGCGCGGTCCGCCACATCCTTGATCAGGCGCTTCTGCTCGTCGGTCGCTGCCCCGCCACGGCGAATCTCGTCCAGCTGACGCTGCAGCAGTTCTTCCTGCATGGGCAGGTTGCGCAGCTGCGCGTCGATGTTGGCGGTGTCCAGTTGCTGCTGCTTCGCCTTCATCGCCTGGTATTCGGGCGACTGCATCTCGGCGAAGTCCTGATCAACCATCAGGGCGTACTTCTCGAGCAGCGGCTTCGTTAGCGCGTAGATCTCGGACTGCCAGCCATGCTCTTCCTCGACCAGCGCGAGTTGCTGCTTGGCAAGTTCGATCTGCTGCTTGGTGTACTCGATTTCTTCAGGTGTTCGAGTGACCGTCGTCGATGTTGTTGTTTTGCTTCCGCCGCCCATGAACCTCTATCCGCCTTTTCAACACGTCCGACAGGGACGCGACGAAAATGAATCCTTCGTTGATCTGCTGTCCGCCACGCTTGCGAATGAACTCCGCATAATCCGGCAGGTCGTAAGGCACCACGCCGCTCACGAAACTCGACCCCTGCAACGCGCAGACTGCAAATGCAGCCTCAAGGATACTCCTCACGACACGCACCTTGGATAAGCCTGTCACGTCGCTGTCGATCGACAGATAGTCCAGCCGGGCAAAGGGGATTCCTGGGTGACAGGCAATGCAGGCGAGGATCTTCTTCCCGTCCCGCACGCACATCCACGTCTTGCCGAGGCCCCGCCAATCGCCGCCCTCGAGGAACAGGCCGTCAGCCGCGAGCAGCGCCTTGACCTGGTCTGCGTCCTCGTCGCGCGCCCAGCCGACTTTCATGTGTAGGCAAACGAGATGCGGCCGGCGCCACCGTTACCACCAAGGGTCGCGTCGACTGTTGTTCCACCGCCGCCGCCAGCACCAGGCGCTGCGCCTGCTTGTCCGCCCGAACCTGCACCGTCGGTGTTGTCGCCGCCAAGTGCGCCTGAAGCAGAATTGCCGCCGCCGACGGCCGGAGAAAGCCCGGATAATCCAGCAGAGCCGGAAGTGTTCACAGACCCCCCCGAAGCCGTTCCGGCAGCGCCGACAGCAGAAGCGGTGCTGCCACCACCGCCACCAGCATTGTGCGCCAGACCCGTGAACCCGCCCGTTCCGCCTGTGGTCGTTGTCGCCGCGCCTGCCGTTCCGGAACCTGATCCTGCGCCAACATAGCCTACACCGGCAGTGCCGACCGTGTAAGTAATCTGAGCGCCGCCGGATACAGCGAACGGCCCGCTAACGCAGCGCGCACCACCGCCTGCGCCCATTGGGGTAGTAACAGCCCTGACGCCGCCACCACCGCCAGCACCATCGCTGGTGACCGTGCAGAAACTTGCGCCGGCAGGAGCCGTTTCAGTGACTGATATGCCGCTGTTGTACGTGTTCGTGACCGGCGTGAACGATGAAACTGCCACGCCAAAGCCCACAAGTTGGTTGATGCCGAGGCTCATCAGTTATCCACGCCCGTGTCCGTCGTGTAGATCAGCTTGATGCCAATCAGTTTTGCGTCCACGCCGAGCGTGTCCGAGATGTCGCGCGTCACCTGGAAGTAAACGATGTCGTCCGCCGCGGGCGTGCCGGCGATCGTGATGGCTGAACTTTCTGGCCCGACGTGGATGTCCAATGCTGTCAACAGGGTGTCGGTCGAGGATTGCGCCGTTCCGAACGCGGTGTCGATCGCGTCGTCATTCGACAGTGCGACGCCAGCCAGGGCGAAGATCACCGTGCCTGAACCCGACGCTGCCGTCCAGTACGGCACGAACGTCACCGTGCCTTCGTTCCAGCCTTTCGGGAATGCTACCGTGAACTGCGCGCCTTCTGACGTTGTGGTGTCGAAGTCCAACGTCTTGTTCATCACGTCATTGGTGGTGGACTCGGTCGTGCCGCTTGCTGCGCCATTTGTTGTGCGCGCGGTCATCGCTGCGGCCGGAACCCAGACTGTCTGCTTGCCTACGTTGACGTGCTGCAGCAGAACCTTCTTCGGCAAGCCCGTGCTGGCATCGCGCGTGATGACGTGGTCAGCCGTGACATCCGGTGTCGTGTCCGCCACCAGGCCATTCATGAGGTTGTAGAGCCACCCCCAGCCCATCCAGTTCTGTCTCATCACGTGATCCTGTTGATGAAGCCACCGACCATCACCACGTTCGCCGTCTCGGCAAACGCCGTGACAACCAGCGAGTTCGTGAGGATCAGCCCCGGCACAACCGGGATCAGCCCCGACTCGGGCGGGATCGTGATCTCGATCAGGTTGTCAGGCGCAGCCACACCACCGAACTCGATCGTCAGTTTGCGCGCCGTCGTGTCGCTGTTCACCGCCCACAGACTGATCTCATCCAGGGATGTCGCGTGCGCCGTGTGGATCGTGGTGCCGACCGTGGCCGTTGCCGCCACCTTCACCATGCGCCCATCCGTCGAACCGGAGAGTTTTACCTTTGAGAATGTTGCCATGTATCACCCGAAAATATGAGGAGCCAGTACGAACTGGTCACTGTCAGCCGAGGGGATTGTCAGCGTCGTGCCGCTTACCTTCAGCACGCCCGACCCCTTCGGCACGATGTCGATGTTGATGTTGGTGTCTGACCCACGTGCAACAATCTTCACGTCGGACGCCGCAGCACTCGCGAGGAACGTCAGTGCATTCACCGGCGAGGCCACGCTCATGTCCATCTTGAACAGCAGCGTCGAGCCACCGTAGAAGTCGATCACGTTCTGCGTCGACCCCTGCACCCACGTCGTCTGCGCGTCGTCGAGGATTGCCTTGAAGCCGTTGAAGTCGAAGTCCGCCGTGCGCGGGCTGGACAGCGATCCCGCCCCGTTCGTCAGGATGTTGTCGAACTCGGCGTTCAGGGTCGCGTAGGTCAGGACTTCCGCCGCCCATGTCTTGATGCGTGACAGCGCCATTATGCATTCTCCATTGACAGTGCGGCTCCCCGCAGGAAGGTCGACACCGAGTGCAACTCAAAACTGCCGTTCAGGTCCGCGTTCGAAAACGTGTAGGCAATGTTGCGGAACTCGCCGCCTGTCTCGAGTTCGAACCACGTGTCCACGAACGACGCCCCGCCCAGCACGGACGTGTCCAGCGTGAAGTCGGTGCCCGATGACGGGGACAGCAGGTCGCCGCCGCCCTGGCTGACTTCCAGCGTGCCATAGGTTTCGTTGTCGCGCTCCCACTTGAACGTCACCGTATCGTCCGTAAGCGGAGCAAATCCCAGCGACCCGCCCGTGATGACTTTCGTCATGTGCGGCATGCCGTAGGACAAGTGTGGGGTCTTCGCGATGCAGGTAATCGCCGTCGCGCTGTCGATGGAGTATGCGTTCACGTCCAGCTTGCGGACATAGCCATCCGTGCCGCCGACCAGCACGACCTGCCGGGCGGCATCGCTCTCGTCGATCGCCAGCGTCATTGTCGAACACTTGCCCATGTAGCCGGTCCACGTGCTGAAGCGCGGCTCCTCGCCGAAGCGGTAATCCATCATCAGGATCAGGTTCGTCGTGGCCGACGAGTTGATGGGCAGCGTCACAAGCGCCACGCCCTTCGACTCCCAGTTCGCCACGCACGCCTTGCGCAGGTACGTGCGCGCGACGTTGTTGTTGATGTACTTGCCGATGTTGCGCGTCAGGTGCGCGAGGCTGAAGTTACCGAAGGCGCTCGTCGCGGAAAGACGCTGGATCGAACCATCCGCTGCCACGAACGCAAGATCATCCTGGTACTGGAAGATTGCGTTGTGCCAGACGGCCGAGCCACAGTTCTTGCGCAGAAGCGAAAGCGAAAAGTCTGAAGTGTCGTCCCCCTGCAAGACATAGATGGACCCCCTCTTCGGACCCTTGAAGATGATCAGCGCGTCCTTGTACGAGGCCAGCCCCGTGATGCCGGACCCGTCGTTCGAACCGATGGTGATGTAGTTCGCGCTTGTGTTCCACGATTCATGGTTGAACGCGGCGCTGTAGTAGAGACGCGAGGGCTGTGCCGGGTTGCCGGCTGCGAAGACGCGTCCCTTGTGTTCCACCGCAAAGGCAAAGTTCGGGGGCGAGCCGCCAAGTGCTGACGCCGACCCCGTGCCCGTCCACTTCTTGGGCGCCGAGTTCGCATCGTCACTGATGATCAGTTCGTCGTTGAACGTACAGTACGATGGCACCGCACTGTCGCTCGAGACGGTCGCGATGTCGGCAAAGATTCCATCGCCGGCATCCGCCTTGATCTTCGTGCCGACGTGCACGATGCGCTTCTGCGAGGGCGAGCCTGTGCCGCCCTGGATCCAGAAGTCGTAGATGCCCCGGATCGTGGCGCCGCTCTCGAGCGCCGACGCGTTGATCTTCGTCGTGCCTGGAGACTTCGTGATGCCGCCATCGAGGTCGAACATCGCGTTGTCGCACTGCAGCAGCCAGGGGATGACCATCTGGGCGACCCCGCCGCCACCCTGCGGACCAGCGTCCGACATCGGACCAATGTCCGTTGCGAAGCCGCCGCCGAAGAGGTGCCGAACAAAGAGGTCGCCGCTGGGCATTAGTCGTGCAGGCTCACTGCATCCGAGAGGATGTCTTCAATCTCCTCGTCGGAATAGCCACGCGCCTTCAGCTTCTTGCGCCACTCTTCAAATTTGGCGTCAGTTGCCTTGGTCGACTTGTCCCAGTACCCCGTTTCGTCTTCTGGAGTTTCTGGCTCTGGCAGAGTGTGGATGTCGCGGTCGATGGACAACTGTGTCTGTCGGTTTTCATAACCGTAGTCACTCTTTTCTCTTTTCGTGTAGCGACCATCGGAATGCTTGTAGTCGGTGTTGCGACGCTCGTAGTCGGCGCCGCTCATGCGGTCGCCTTTCCGCCTGTCGTTCTTCGCCGCTGCTTCTTCTTCCGTAAAACCAAGACCCTTCGGCATCTCTATTCCCTCAACTCATCAAAAGCCGATCCGCTCACAACCCGCGGCGTGGCACCCGACATCGGCCGGCGGGCGCGCGAGGCATACGAAGCAATCCGCGGCGACATGGTCGGACGCGATGTGCCAAATTCATTGTCCCCCGAGATTCGGAGCCACAGGTCCACGAACTCCTGGTTCGCCTCCCCGCTGCGCCGGTCATCGCGACGGTCGCGATAGGCCCAGTACAGCGCCTTGGCCACGATCACATGGCGGTAGGGCAGCGGCAGCAGCGGTTCGTCCGCGTCCGCGCTGAACTCCTCCTGCGCCGTACCCGCGCTCGAAACGACGAGGTACTTCGTGATGTAGGAATACGGGATCGAATAGGCCTGGTCCGTCGGCCGGTTGAACAGCACGCGGCGGACGAGGTCGGTGTTCCCTGACGGCGGGCGGTCGGCGATGCTGCACGCCGTCGGCTTGCCGGGCGTCTGCATCCGCACGTAGTTCGTCCGGAACTCGTTGCGCGGCATCAGCGTGAACTGGCGGTTCTGGTCGAAGAAGCGGAAGTCGACGGGGCGCAGGAAGTCCGCGGCAAGGTCGTACTCGTCCTCGAAATACTGGTAGGTCGCAGCACTCAGGTCGTCCTGCGTGAACCGCGAGGCCAGCGTGATCGACGTGTCCGAGGCGACGCTCGACACTTCGTAATTCTCAAGCCCGCCGCTCAGGACCAGCTTGCCGTACTTGCGTGCGGTCTTCACGCCCCAGGCGTTGTTCGTGTTCCACGTGGTGCCAACGCCTGTCAGCGTGGTCGAACCCTGCGTGATCGACACCGTGCCGGTCGAGTAGGACGGCTGCGTGATCAGCACGCCCTGCCGCTCTGCCCAGGGCAGGCGCTCCTTCATGCCGATGTGGATGTCCTGAAGCGCGATGTTGATGTACCGCTTCATCACCGTCTCGGGACCGGACGTGCCGGTTTGCGCCCGGATCCTGTTCGTCAGGTCGAGGTAAAGGTCGGAGAAATTTCGCAGCTGTCCGGTCGTGGTCATGGCGTGATATTACCTCCGCGCCTCAACCCCTTGGATTAGGCGGATGTCAGGAAGCCGTTCGGGAGTCGTGTTGGGTAGTAGTCGAAGCGGCGGATGTGGCCGTTCATTGGGGTTACGTTAAAGCCGGTTCCAGCCAGTGTTAACTGCGTCGGGGTTGGCATTGTCAAAATAACGTCCGTCGAAACGGCCCCGCCGTTGAAGGAATAGGCGTAGTCGTTGACTTGCAGGGCGACCGCCAGCTTAAACGCGGTCGAGTTTGTAAAACTGTCTGTCGCAATTTGAGCCTGTGTGACACCACCATCCGTGACCAGCGAAACAACCGTATCAGTCGCACCGTTGCGATACGCTCGATAAGCCTCTGCGTTGGTCGCATTGTCGAATGAATAGAGGTGCTGGTTTCCGGGGTCCTGCCCCCCGCTCGCCCTTCCAGCCACAACCACAGTCCCCGCCGTCGCGCTGAACTCCGAGCCTAGCGTGCGGATGCAGCTATCTGCTGTACGCGCTACGGATACGGTGGTGGTGGGGATGTAGGATGAGGCGAAGGCGCCGGCCTCAAGTTGGGCGCCATAGGCATAGACTGTGCCTGCACCGATGCCATTCAGTTGGAGGTTGTAACTTGCCGCCGTTGCGGCTGACGTGACGACCGTAAACCGTTGCCACGTCGTCGTTATGGTGTGGGATGCCGACCCAATGCTTGTGAACGGCGACCCGGAAAGGTAGACAATAAGATCTGTTGCGACTGTGCCAGTGGCGCACCGCAACCAGATACTGCCAGTGTGAACGACCGCTGTCAGTGTGGCGCCGCACCCAACACCAGCGGCACCACCGGGCGAGACAATCTTTGTCGCATTGTTGCCCCCAGCCGGATCAGTTACGTCCGTAGTATTGTTGGCAATGCTGGTCAGGTTGGAATTGAACCACGGGGATGTCGCGAGTGCCTGCGACCGCACCATCAGGTTCGTCCTGCTCGCCTCCATCAGAAGCCCAAGACAGTTCCCGTTCGCGGCGTACTCGATGCGCGGTGTGTTCGTGACCGACTGCACAAGCAAGCCCGCAGGCCCCATGTACATGCTTTCAGCGCCACCCGTGAACGTGAACAGCGAGGTCAGCGGGGACCTCGTCACCGCGCCGTTGATCGCTTTCACATAGCAGCCAAGCGCACCCGCGCCATACCTGAAATCAAGGTGGATGCCGTCGTAGTAATAGGGCGGCGGCTGAAGCGCGCGGATCGCCGGGATGATCGAGCCACGACGCATGTTCGTTTACCTGTCGCGCAGCTGGAGGACCAGGTTGATGCAGTAGCCGCCATTGGCGACCATGCCCGATGTCGTCAGCAGGATGTCTCCCACGTTCGTCGCCGATAGCGGATCGCGCAAGGGGCCGAGGCCAGGGATCGCCATGCCGCCGTAGTCGAACCAGAACGAGCCGCTGAGGATCAGCGCCTCGTCGTCCGTCGCAGCATCCCAGTTCAGCGCCACGTGATTGGCGCCGAACACGATGCCCGAGCAATGCACGATGTCGAGCGCCTTCGGCTCCAACCCGTTGCTGCCGACAAGGGTTGATCGATCGACCTTTACGACATTCGTCTCCCCCGTACCGTCAGACTTCGACAGAAGCCTTACCGCGTAGTAGGGATAGTTGTTTTGCAGGACAATCGTGTCAACCGTGTCAGCCATTGTCAGTTCTTCCCGTAATGCGCCTTGAGGCGATCAACCAGATCTTCGCGGGAACCGCCCGTCTCGAGGCCGGCCGCACGGCAACGCTCGCGCGCTTCCTTGTGGGTCAGGCCTTCCAGCGACGCAGGGTCCAGCTGGATCACAGCCTCGGCCTGGAGCGATGTCTTGATCTCGTCGCGCTGGTCAGCGGACAAGAGCGCGATCATCTCTTTCAGGCGCGGGGCAACCTTCTCGAGGAGGACCAACTCCTCGTCAGTGAATGTCGACGACCTGCCGCCTAGACCGTAATACGTTTTCGCGACGGGGATCTGCGCACTGTCCATCGACAACTGGTGTCCGCCCATCGAGCGCAACATTTCGACGTTGGCTACCGACGCATCGGAAACGGACGATTCCACCGCGCCAGACGCCATCATGCGCCGGCGGATGTTTTTCCATTCTGCGATGTCGGCCTTGTTGCGGGCTTCCCACTGCATGTGCTTGTCGAGCGCGCCCGGCGGATTGCGGCGCATCTCCTCGGACGTGGGCATCCCGCTCTTGATTTTCTCGCGCAGTTCCTTCTCGCGGCGCACGGCCTTGTCGAGTTCCGGACCTACGTATTCGCGCGCGGTGTCGCGCTCGAGCGATGTCTCCAGGCGCTTGAGGACGCCGAACATTGTCGAGGCATCCTGAATGGCGTTGCGCAAGTGCGGCGGGGCGTGGAGCGTCTGCTTGAGGCGATCGCGCTCCTGTCCCATTTCCTGCAGCTGCGACTGCTTGAGAAGTGGGGCGGTCCTTTCGAACCGCCCTTCGTCTTTCGTAAAGGTTTGCATGACTTCCCTTTGCTTTCGTGGTTAAGCGTCAGTGGCTGCTGTGATGTTCGATTGCATAGCGACTTCGCCACCAAGGTTGGCAATGTTGAGCGGCTGCATGAACTGCATGGCCGCGCCCACAAGCGCCTCGGTGATGTTGGTCGTGTTCGATGTCGCGTCCTGACCGATGCGGATATTGATGTTGGGTCCGATAAAGCCGGTCGCGGTCGCAACCAGGGTGACTGCCACCACGGCTGCGTTATCCAGACTGTTCTGGATGTAGTTCACAGTATCGCCCCCGCCGATGATGAGGTTCGTGGAGGCGGTAGTGACATTTTCGATGGCCGCGACAGCGAAGTTGCCAAAGATCCTGAAGTTTTCAATGTCAATCCCGTCACCGCCAACAATGGAAATGGCGGTGTCGGCACCTGGAAGGAGGGCACCCGCATGGGTCCAGTTCCTGATGTGGAGCCGGTTGGCCGCTGCGGTCGTGGTGATCCAGTCTATGGCCTGGCCGGTAACGTCACGGGTTTCGATGGAGATGAGTTCAACATCTGCCGCCGCAATCGTGATCGGTGTTACGATCGCATCAATGCCGCCGGTGAACAGGATGTTGGTGATCAGGATGTTCGCCGCCGTGATGGCAAAAGTTGATCCCGTCGCCGTGAAGTTCATCGTCGGGCGCAGCGAGCCACGCCCCATGCCGACGATCGCGATCCCGGCCACATCGACGGCAACACCGGCAGCTGTGGCAATCGTCTCGACATGCCCAGGCATGACATAGATGACATCGTTGTTGGAAGCCGTGCATTGCCCGATTGCATAATCGAGCGTTGCAAACGGCGTCGAGGGATCGCGACCGGCGGCAGTTGAATTTGACCGGCCGGATGCGACAGAGGAAACGAAGAACACATTGCCGGTTGTCGCGACCCCGGCACCCCCAACAAGGGGCATGCCGAAACTGGAGACGCCAGAAGGATAGTTGGTAAGTGGCATAAGGGCCTCCTGTTAGCTGACGGTCGCGCCAACGATGAACCGCCAATCGGTCCACGCCATCGAGTAACGCATGTAACCGCGCCACTTCGCGACGAGGGTGTCGATGTCCTCGGCCATCTTGAACTCCATGCCTACGCGATCAACCCAGTGCAGGCTCATCTTGCGCATCGTGGAATCCTGCAGCGACCAATCGTTCGTGTCCGTCAGGTAGTTCCAAGTCTTGATCTTGTACTTGCCTTCGTGGACGTTCTTGTTGTTGTTCGCCGTGTCCAGCTTGCCCGACGAGTTCACGATTTCCCACGCCTGGTCGTACAGGTCGATCGGGATCCAGAGTTCGTCGAAGTTCACAGCCAGGAGGTTGCCGCGGTCGTCGCGGAACTTCTGGCCCTGGATGCGGGCGGCGGACAGTGCCGTTGCCGACAGTGCCGACGTGACCTTGTTGTCGAAGCCCGTGGTCGTCGAGACGCCGGGGGCGTTCGTCGTGTGGGAGTCCGACACAAGGGCAACGCCCTCGCTGTTGACGTAGAAGTACGAGTCGACCGAACCCATGTTGTTCAGGACGCGGGCCGCGTGCTTCTGGCGCGTGCGGTTTGCCGCAATCGCAAGACCCTGCGGGCGCTTGTCCATGATGTTGAACTGGTCGTCATCGAACAGCTTGCGCTCGACCTGACAGCCCGAGACGAACTCGAGGTATGTCGTGGTCGTGTCGTAGCCCTGGTTGACCGAATCGTAACCGACGGTGCCGGTGAACTCGGACCAATCACCGAAGGCGCCGACTGCCGACCAGCGCATGTCTGCGCGGCCGTTGTGGCTGACCTTGGCGTACAGGTCGTCGACCATGTCGGGCAGCTGGTCGTACTGGTCGTAAAAGATCTTCTGGAACCGTGGGTCCAAAAGATCACCGAACTGGGTGGAAATGTGGGGGACAGCCATTGACCTAGATCCTCTCTATTAGCTGGACGCAAACAGGTGGTCTGAGGCCACCAGGAACACATAAGACTGAGTCAGGATTTCCGACGGCGGATTGCCCAGTTTGATTTCGACCGGCTGGTAGGCCACCTGGTTGGTGGCAACCGCTGCCGACTGATCGACTTCCAACAGGTTGGTCGTCAGCTGCACGGTCTGGATGTCCATGCAGGAGAACGGCAACGTGAAGAACTTGTCGCCGGTGGCGATGTCGACGGGGAAAGCAACGCCGGCAACAGCTGAACCCGAGCCGCCGGTGATGTTCTTCCGGTACTTGCCGGCGTTGGCCCCCGACGAGCAGACGATCATGCCTTCGTCTGCTGACACCAGACCGGCTGCGGTCACTGTCGTGCCTGCCGTGTTGCCGGATGTTTCAGCGTAGTCCGTGATGGCCGTGCCATCGGTTGCCGCTCCGGAGAGACGGGCACGAAGCACCGCATCCGGGTTGACAATGATCGACACCATGCGGGCCGGATCGGAGTTGTCCGACTGCTGTGCTGTCAGCGTGGTCACGGCCTCGAGGGCCAATCCCATCGAGTTGGCAGCGGCGGTTGTCGTAGCCTTCTTGACGCCGTAAGCGCCAGCACCACCCACGGTCGCGATGACCCCGGCGTAGCCGAAGGTTTCCGCGACCTGGTACTTCTTGATCAGGGGGGTCGAGTTGGACCCGAGGTTATATGCGAATTCCATTACGCTAACTCCTTCGGAAAAAAGACAATGCAGCCGGGATGGAATTCACCCGTCGCATCACACCATGACCGTGCGATCGGCACGGACCTCTTGATGACATAGCCGTGCTTCTCGGCCATCGAGCGCCCCTTCGGGTGCCCGAATTTCTTCGCCGCTTCCGGCGAGAGGCAGATGACACGACGCAACTGCACAAGGTTGTCCAGGTGCGTGCCTTGGGTTTGTCCTTCCTTCCGGCCCGTAAATTCCGTCTGCTTGGCCATGACCTGCGGCGTCCAATGGCTGGACGGCCGAATGATCGCGGGGGCCTTGCCGTTCGGTTTCGGGGTGGAGTTCAGGATCATGCGCGGCCCTTGCTGTTGGAGCCACGCTTCCAGTTCAGTTCGCTGATCACGGCCTTCTTGTCTGTGTAAAGGCCCTGGGTGATCAGCTTCTGGTAATACTGCTGCTTGGCCGGATCGAGCCGGTCAAAGGCGTCCGCGGCGCGGCGTTCGACCGGGGACATCGAGCCACCGTATGAATCGCGCCCGGCGTCAGGCCCGCGGCGGCGACCCTGTGCGTACTGCTTCGCCCGCTCCAGCGGACCCATGACGGCGCGCACAGCGGCGAGTTCCGTTGTCAGGTCACGCGGCGCGCCGTTCTGCACCAGGAATTCGAACTCCTGTGCCACGCGCTGCCGCAGTGGGGATCCCTCGCGGACCACGTCGGGCGCAAGGCCAGCATACTGCTGCAGCTGCGTGTCGAGCGTGGTTTCGCGGTTGTTTGTCTCGATGATCTGCGTCGCCGCGTGCGTGGCCTGCACCATCGCCTTGCGCTCAATCTGCGTCGCAAAAATCTGGTCACGCTGGGTCTGCGTGATCTGGCCGGCCGCTACAGCGTTATCCAGTTCGGTAATGCTGTACTCCGGGGTCGTCTGCTGTTCATTCTCTTGCGTCATCACTCACCTTTCAAATCCGGCATGGAATTTTCAAAGCAAAAAGCCCCGCCGTTTGCACAGCGAGGCTCGAAGTTTCGATAACCTTTGGGTGGAAGCGCCCTATGTTACGGCTAAAGGGAGTGAACTTCGTTCACGTGGAACCCGAGAATCACTCCCTGCCGGATGTTTAACTGAATGTTGCCGGATTGCTTGTCAAGAATAAACGCGCGAAGGCGCTCCGCGAACTCCGCCGGAAGCGGGAACAAAATCACGCTGCCTTCGGGTCGCCTGTCTCGAGGATCTGCTTTGGCAAAGCCAGTACCTGTTCCCATGCGTCCAATCTCGCTCTTGCTGCAAGCATGTGCCGCTGCGCCTGCAGCACTTGCTCTGATGTGAGGTTCGGCAGGGCCATCGACTCTGCCATCGTGTGAAACAGTTTCTTGTCTTGCTCGACCCATGCCTGGATGCGCTGCAGGAACACGTTCCACTCATGGCTCCCGGTCAGGTGCTGCGTTGCCACAACGGCCTGCTCGAGGAACCGTGCGGAAATCGCAGCCTGTGGATGGGCATACGGCGCGTCGTTCTTGCGCTGACCTGCCAGCAGTGTCTCGGCCTCTGTCCGGGTGATGCGCATCAGTATCCGTCCTGAATGTCGTCCAGCGCCTGGCTCGCCTGACGCTCGTCCATCCCCATCTCTGCTGCGCGCTCCATCCACCGCTTGCGCCACTCATCGATTTCGGACGAATTGTACGAGTCGTCGGGACCGCTCGAGACGATGCTGGCAAAATCCTGATACGCCTCCTCAGAGTACTGGTCGTACCCCTCTGGCTTCTGGCTCTCGTCAGTCGGGTCGAAGTCGGGGCCACCCTGGTCGGCATAAGCCGGCTTGCGCGGCGCCGGATCCATCGGGTCTTGCGGGTGACGCCAATTCGCGTCTTCGCCGGCCGCGTCCTGCGGATCCTGCGGGTGGCGCCAGTAATCCTCGTCGCCGGCCGTCTTCACGTTCGGGCGCCTGGCCAGTTTCAAGCCGGTTGGCTTCATCACACTTCTCTCCTGTTGTTCCGCCACTCGTCAGAATAAGGCGGGTAATGATCCGGCGTTCCAGATTCAGGCGGTCGCGGGTTCCTCTCGCGCCAACGCCTGTACCGACGCTCTTCCTCGCTCCATCGGGCCTTTGGTCCAGGCCCGTGTTTGTAAGCACTGTTTCGCCTCTCGTAGTGCCGGGCCAGTTTGTCCGTGCGTGTTTCATTCTCGCCTTCCGCCGGAACATCAGCGTAGTCGTTAATGTTGCGGCGGTCCCGCTTGCGGGCAAACCCAAGCCCTGCCATTACGCAATCGTCCTGCGCTTGCGACG